GTCTAATGTTTTAGACGTATTGGCATATAACACACACTTTAATGCACTAACTGCTAACTTTGCATTAAATGAGTCGTTCCTCTCGACTGCACAATTAAGATCATCTGTTGTATCCCATGCTGCTACACTGGGATATGAACCACGAAGCAGGACAGCTAGTCGGGCCGAGGTTACTCTCTCACTTAATCTAAACGGCGTTGCAAATAGGCCCACGTCAGTTGTGCTTGGTGCCGGAACTACATTTACTGCTTCGGTCGGCGATGTCACATACACTTATCAAACGATCGAGGACTATGCGGCTACTGATAACGGATTTGGTCTCTATCAGTTTTTAAGTAAAGTAGGTACAACTACTATTCCTATCTATGAAGGCACGCAGAAAACTAAGACATTTTATGTTGGCGAAGTCGGTGAGCGACAATTGTATGTTATTCCGGATGACACAATTGACACATCAACTGCAGCGGTCAATGTGTTTGACGCACCAAATGGTACTGCATTTAATGCATATACACCTATTACATCGGCTGTTACAGTTACTGCAAAATCAAGATATTATGCAATGTCAGAAGCGCCTAATGGTTATTATGAACTTAACTTTGGTGACGGCATATCGTTTGGTGCAGCGCCAGTTGCTGGTAACAAAATTGTTGTTTCATACCTCTCATGCCTAGGCGGAGAAGCAAACGGTGCGGTAACGTTCACTGCTTCAAGTGGTGTGAACATAAATGGTAGCAGCTATCCTCTTGCTACAACAACAGTATCAAACTCTGCAATGGGCGCAGCAAAACAAAGTATTGAATCTATTCGACAAAACGCGCCTATTGCCTTTGCGGCACAGCAACGGCTTGTTACTGCAGACGACTATCGTGCTACTATTCAAAGTAACTTCACGGCTGTATTAGACGCCATTGCATGGGGCGGAGAAGATAATACGCCGGCCGAATATGGTAAGGTTTTTGTTTCATTAGTATTTGCAGATAACACATCAGATGCTGCAAAGGTTGCTATTAAAGATAAGATCGTTGCTGATGTTACTGATAACCTATCAATTATATCGATCGACACAGAATTTGCAGATCCTACTACGACATTTCTAGAACTTGTTGTGACATTTAATTTTGATCCAAACCTCACCGGCGCGACTATTAAGTCTACTGAATCTGCAGTTACAGATACTGTAAACTCATATGTAAGCACTAATTTAAAGAAGTTTGGCGGAGTATTTAGACGGTCAGAGCTTCTTGCCGAGATCGATGACATCAGTGCAGCTATCTTGAACTCACGTGTCTCAGTAGCGATGCAGCAACGCTTTTTGCCTGCACTCAATACTATTACATCATATGATATATTCTTTCCAAATGAATTAGCTGCGCCAAGCGCTACACAGCATGTTGTCTCGACTTCAACCTTTCGATTTAATGGTAAAGTTTGTACAATCAAAAATAAATTGAATGGCACTAAACTGCAGATTATTAGTTCGACCGGCGAAATTGAAGTAGATAATATAGGATCGTTTGATAACTTGCAAGGTAAAGTTACTATTACAGGCTTTGCGCCTTCATCGATTACTGCAGGCGTTGACTTTCTTAAAGTGACAGCTCTACCATCTAATCAATCGACTGTTAGACCATTGCGAAGCTATATTCTTGATATTGACCAAGGCCCATCATTTGCATCAGGCGCAATTGATAGACAACAGACTGATATTGCTCTTGGTTCGGGCGTAGGCGTAATTTCAACACTCGGTTCTTAAAATGGCAAATGCACAAATAGATCTTAATCGCGTTGACGTTAATCTAAGAAAGTATCAGGTCAAATCAGTATTGCCTGAGCACTTTACTGATGATTATCCTATGTTGATATCTTTCCTTGAAGGATACTACAACAATGCCGAAGAAGACGATACATTATCAGTTATACGTGATCTTCAATCAGTATTTGATATTGAGCGAACCTCACTTGACAACTTAGAATATTTGTTTGGCATGATTGCTGATGGTGCAAACAGTGGATACTTTTCAGATCCGCGTGAAGTGCTTCGCAACTTTGCCCAGTTTTATCGAGTTAAAGGTACAAAGTACTCGGCCGAAGGATTTTTCCGAGCTTTCTTTGCAGAAGACATACAGATCGAACACCCGAAAGATAACCTATTTATTGTAGGTGAATCACAAATTGGTACAGAATCATTACGTTTTATCCAGAACGGTGCACTATATCAAATCTTCTCTGTTCTTATTAAGTCATCGATTCCTATCAGTGGCTGGCGAGAACTATATAAAAAGTTTGTGCACCCGGCTGGATTTTTTTTAGGTGGACAGGTTGTTCTTGAGCTACCGTCCACTAACTCTCTGCTTAATGCAATGCCAGAAAGTGTTCCGGCACCTCCGCCACCTTTAACTATAGTTGGTGCTGCTACGCTTGCTGCGCCGTTTGGATTGAGCGAGCTTATAGGCAAATTGCCAGACGACGGAGATTCAGATTCGCGTATTGAATACATTAGTCTTGCTGCAACTGCTGCTAAGTTTGCAGATATGCCGGCTGAAGTGTTTATGCTAAATTACGCGCGGATCGACAAAGCTATGCATGTCAACTCACCAAGAATGTCAGATGATACATATAGTGATGATCTTGCAAACCACGGTATTCGCATGAGCAACCATGTCGAGACTATGGATCAGAATACTTACACTCATGGTGCAGACTCTGGTTAAAAACACTATAAATACAGATAACTTATTTAAGAGGACAATTGAATGGCTCGTCAGAATATAGGTGTTGGCGCCTCAGCAAATGATGGCACTGGCGATACACTGAGAGATACTGGTACGAAGATCAATGCAAACTTTGTTGAGCTGTATCAAAAGCTTGGCGGAGACAGCAGCTCATTGTCCGGACAAATTTCTGTAACAAATTCAGGCCTACAGTTTGAAGGCTCTGCTGCAGACGACTTTGAAACAGCTCTTGTTGTAGAAAATCCTACAGCAGATCGTACTGCTACATTGCCTAATGCGACCGGAATAATTATATTAGATACTGCAACGCAGACACTTACAAATAAAACACTTACAACCCCTCTGCTGACGACACCTAAAATTAATGACCTGTCGTCAGATCACACATATAATGTTGTGGCCGGTGAGCTTGTAGCAAACCGCAATATCACGCTGCCAGTGCTTGCGAGTGACGACACATTTGTATTTGCAACTGTTGCACAAACGTTAACAAACAAAACTTTAACATCGTCTACACTGACAGAACCTAGAATTCAAATTGCAATTAACGATGCTAACGGAGCAGAGATTTTTGGTATTACGCCAGTAGCTAGTGCGGTCAATCATATCAACGTGTCTAATGCGGCGACTGGCAGCAATCCGGCGCTTTCTGCTCATGGTACTGACACTAATTTTAATATTGATATTAAAGGTAAGGGAACTGGTTCAGTCTCAATAGACAAAGTTGCGTATGGATCTAATACACAGACTGCGGCAGGTGCGGCCGATCCAACGTCTACATATATAATAGTAAACAGTGGCAGCGCTATAGCGATATCTGTAGCCGACGGAACTACGATAGGCGAATATAAGATCTTTACAAACAAAGGTGCAGGTGCTGCTACAGTGACACCTAATAACTTTGCACAAGGAACATCGGTTGCATTAGACCAACACGATACATCAACACTCATATGGGACGGAACCAATTGGAATCTGCTTGCCCAGCATGGCGCGACAATAGCGTAATAGGAACAGACAATGGTTGCAATTATTACAGATGCATTTAAAAGACAAGTATTAGATAATATCTTTACTAGCGTCAAAGACTCGGACGCGTCATACTATATTGGTATAGGCCGCAGTGAACAATGGGATAGTAGCGACAATGCAGTTACGCCAACCAATACGTTAAAAGACGTGCGTGATTTTAGAAATTCAATGCAGGCGATGAAGTCTGGCGAAGATGTTTCATATGTTATTCCACGAAATAACTGGTCATCAGGTACAATTTATGCTGGTTATGACGACTATGTAGCAGGTTATCCTACTAACGCCTATTATGTTCTTACTGACGAAAACGCTGTTTACATTTGTCTGCAACAAGGCCGTGATGCGGCAGGTAATGCTGTTACATCGACAACAAAGCCAAACGGCACTACAGTCGATCCGCTTAAAACGCCGGACGGATATGTATGGAAATATCTCTATACGATCGGCGCGCTGAGAGCTACCAAGTTTGTTTCATCAAACTACATGCCAGTTGAACTTGTAGGAACAACAGACTCAAACTCTTCGGCTCTTGAGATCGAACAAAAAGGTATCCAGAACGGTGCAATTGCAGGTGAGATCATTGGCGTAAAAATAGTATCGCCAGGTTCAGGTTACACTTCTGCGCCTACTGTTTCGTTCACAGGTAACGGTGTAAAACAGGCAGCGGCCACTGCAACAATATCAGGCGGTGCAATTGTAAAAGTTGAGATGAACGATTCTGGCGCTGGCAAAGCTTTTGGCCGCGGTTATAAATATGGTGCAGCAACATTATCTGGTGGCGGTGGATCCGGCGCGGAGGTTAGAGTTGTTTTAGCTCCGCCCGCCGGCATTGGCGGCGATCCAAGGGATGATTTGCGGTCAACCGCTCTTATGTTTAATACACAATTGACCGGTGATGAAACAAACTCAGTAATTACAGGTAACGATTACAGGCAAATTGCACTCATTCGAGATCCTAAAGTTGGTCCACTGTCGACTGATTCTGACTGGGAACAATCGTCAGCAAACGTTTTAAATAGATTGCACTTCGGTTCTATTAGTGCTAACTTTTCGGCCGATAAAATTTTGGTAGGTGCAACTTCGGCTGCAAGCGCATATGTAGACAAAGCCGACTCAAGCTATGTCTGGTATCACCAGACAGAAACAACTGGATTCACGCCGTTTTTAGAAGGCGAAACAGTAACTGAAGCCGACGGCAACGGCAACGGCATCCTTGATGCTGACGGCATAGATGGTGACGATTATGCATATACATTGCCAACTGTTAATAATATGTCAGGTTCTATCTTGTACTTAGATAATAGGGCTGCGATCACACGATCAGTTGACCAAACCGAAGACGTAAAAATCATTATTCAACTCTGAGAGCAGAACTAGATGTCAGTAAAATACACAAACACGCTTTTCGCTACGACGTACAAAGACGATTTTAAAGATAGTGACCACTATCATCGAGTCCTTTTTAACTCTGGCAAATCGCTTCAAGCACGAGAGTTGACGCAATCTCAAACTATTATTCAGCGCGAGATCGAACGCTTTGGCCGTAACATATTTAAAGAGGGCGCATCAGTTAATCCTGGCGGCCTAACTATTAATACTCGGTATGAGTTTATTAAACTCGACACCACCACAAACGCGCTGCCTGCAGATACACAACCTATGGTCGGAGATGAGTTTACTGGTCAGACATCGTCAGTAAAATTTAAAGTCCTTGAAGTTATTGCTGCAACTGCGTCTGATCCTGCAACACTTTACGTCAATTATACAAATACGTTAAGCGCAACTGCTACGGCTGATCCTATACGCATGAGCCCAGGCGAAAACCTGATTGGCGGATCATCTGGTGTTACAGTTACGGCCCAGACAACAAACACAGTTGCTAACCCTGCTGTTGGCCAAGGTTGTAAGATTTCGGTGCGTGGCGGGGATTATTTTACGCAAGGGCATTTTGTATTTGCGGCAAAGCAAGAAATGTTGCTGTCAAAATATACATCAACACCAAGCGCTATTGTAGGATTTATTGTATCACAAGATATTGTAGGCTCTGGTGACTTTGAAGCCTTGTTTGATAACCAGGGTGCAACACCCAACAGGTCTGCTCCAGGTGCAGATCGTTATCGGATTCGTCTACAACTTACAACTCAAGACTTAGTCGACTCTGACGAGAACTTCCTATTCTTCTGTAAAGTAGTTGATGGCATAGTAGTCGAAACAGTCACAGGCAACAAAAGCTACAATATACTTGAAGACAGACTTGCAAGGCGCACTCGCGAAATAACTGGCGACTTTATTGCCAAGCCTTTTAAAATAAAATATGTGCCGCACGCAGCCGACGATACAAAGCTCAAACTTACAGTAAGTCCTGGCATAGCCTATGTTCAAGGATATCGTGTTGAGTTATCTACGCCTAAACAGTTTGATGTAAATAAATCTCGTGAAACTATTTCGGTTAATAACGATGTTGTGGCTGCTACATATGGCAATTACATTGTTGTAGATAACTTAGTTGGTACGCCGAACGTCAATGTGTTTCAACAAAGAAACTTGCGGTCAGCCGTCACTCATGGTGGCAGCACTATTGGTACATGCCGAATTAGGGCTATTGAGAAAGACGGAGCCAATTTTAGGTTGTATCTTTTTGAAATTAAGATGAATGCTGGCCAGTCTTTCCGCGACGTTAAATCTATTGGCGGTTCGATCATCGATTATGCTGATCTACTACTTGAAAACAGTAAAGCAGTGTTAAAAGAAGTAAGTGATAATAATCTGCTGTTTTCTCTTCCGACAGAGCGGCCAAAGCTTATATCAGACATTTCGCTTGAAGTACAGCGTAAATTTAATGCTACGCTCGATCCGTCGGGCAACGCATCACTTACACTTACTGCATCAGGAGAAACATTTGCAAATACCAGTGACTGGATTTTGTCGGTTGACTCAGACGGTGATATCATATCACCTACACTCAGTGGAGCTGGAACACAGTCTGCCACTATCTCAGGTGGTCCGACATCAACAAACGTCGAAGTAATTGCAAAGGTTAATAAGTCAGCCGGCGCGGTCAGAACTAAAACTCTAGTAGAAACTACGCTTAGCGCGGCTATTGAATCAGATGGCCTTGGCAATGACTATATTGATCTTGATAAACCAGATTTGTATTCTGTTGTTCGGTTAACAGATTCAGACTCAAACGGTGCGAGCCTATATAATCGATTTATTATCGATAATGGCCAGCGCGATAATTTCTACGCTCCGGCGCGCCTTAATCTTAAAGGTGGCGTGACTAAACCTGCAGGCAACGTGTTTGTACGATTTAAATATTTTACGCACGGTGCGTCTGGCGATTTCTTTGCAGTTAACTCATATCAGGGTCAAGTTAATTACGAAGATATTCCATCACATACAAAGAACGACGGTTCTGTTGTACAACTGCGTAACGTCCTTGATTTCCGTCCTCGTAAAACAGATCGAGACTCTGACTTTACATCTGCTACTGCTCGTATCAACGAACTGCCAGATAACACAGATCTAATCACGTTTGATACAGAATATTATTTGCCACGGTTCGATAAAATCATCGCGACACCAGAAGGTGAAATTACTGCGATCGAAGGTAAATCTGCTTTGACACCTAAATATCCTGAGACGCCAAACAATGGTTTAGAATTTTATCGTGTCAAAATGAATCCGTATACCATCGGCGCTACTGATATGTCAGTCACACCTATCGAAACTAAAAAATACACAATGAGTGACATTGGTAAGCTTGAACAAAGAATAGATCAAGTCGAAGAAATGGCTACGCTTTCGTTGCTTGAGCTTGATCTTAAAAACTTATTAGTATTTGATTCGACTGGCACAGATAGAACTAAGGCTGGTTTCCTAGTAGATAACTTCTCAGACCAGCTGGCGTCAGATACTCGTAACGTAGAATACCGCGCATCGATTGATCCACGGGACAAAATCCTACGTCCGTCGTTTATTGAAAACAGTGTATTGCTCAAGTATGATTCAAATGCTTCTTCTAATGTTATTAAAAAAGGCGATAACATTTATATCAAGCACACCGAGCAAGAATACATTACGCAGCCACAAGCCTCTGGTACAATTAACATTAACCCGTTTTCTGCTATTACAAATCTAGGCAATGTAACGCTTTCGCCGGCATCTGATAACTGGCGTGAGACAGTACGTGGCGCAGATCGTATTATCGATGGCGGTAATCGCCTTGATACTACGCAATCTCAGCTGTGGAATAATTGGGAGTGGAACTGGGGTGGAACAGACGCAAACAACTTGAGCATTGGTCAGGTTGTTAATCAATCTACTTCTTCGCTACAAGTTAACTTTACTCGCCGCGGCGGTGCAGGCCAAGCCTGGAATATGGCCGAAAGTGGTACTGAGACGCAAACAACGACCGCTGTTTCCCGTGTCGTATTAAGTGAAACTATTCGTGAAATTGTTGGTGATCGTGTAGTCGATGTTGCGCTTGTACCATTTATGCGTTCACAACGAGTATTCTTTAAAGCAGAAGGTCTTAAGCCAAACAGCCGCATGTTTGCTTTCTTTGACGACACAGATGTGTCTGATTGGGTACGTGACGAAGGTGGTGTATTTACTCGCGTATCAGACGCCAATATAGATTATGGCACTCGCTATAATTCTGCTACGCAACATCCAGAAGGTCCATCGTCTTTGTTTACTGATGGTGAAGGAAAAATGACTGGTTCGTTCTTCATACCAAACACTGATGCGATTAAGTTTAGATCTGGAACGCGTGAGCTTAAACTTCTTGATATTACTTCGTCAGAAGAAGATTTTGCAACATCTGTTGGTATCGCGTTGTTTACTGCTCAGGGCGTTATCGAGACAATGCAGCGCGATGTGCGATCTACTCGCCTACTTAACGTTCAGACCGAAGAATCAATGATATCATCTAACCGCATTGTTACGCGGCGTTGGAGATGGGCAGATCCAGTTGCTGAATCTTTCCAGATCACAGAAACTGATGGTGTCTTTATTACAAAAATTGATGCATACTTCAAAACAAAAGATCCATCTGTACCGGTGCAATGTCAGCTAAGGCCAATGGTCAATGGCTCGCCTGCGTCAGACAGCATTATCCCTGGATCATCAGTGTTCCTTTCACCAGCCAGCGTTAACATATCTGATGATGCATCAGCCGCAACAACGTTTACTTTTGAAGAACCAATATTCCTGAATCCATATACAGAATATGCGCTAGTGTTCTTGGCCGAGTCTGTAAACTATAATATGTTTGTTGCTGAAACTGGTGAGTTTATTCTTGGCTCTACAGAGCGACGTATTACATCTCAGCCGTATCTTGGTTCGTTCTTTAAATCTCAGAACGCATCGACATGGGAACCAGATCAAACAATGGATCTTATGTTTAAAATCCATCGCGCCGTGTTTAGCACATCACCTGCGTATGCTACGCTAGAAAACACAGGCACTGTACGGAATCAATTACCTGAATTTCCGGTAGAGGTCAATTCAACCGATAATAAAGCGATTGTTACGCATCCTGGTCACGGATTTAGTGTTGGCGATCAGGCCGAATTGTTTGGCTTTGACAGTGCACTTAAATATGGCGGTATACTTGGTTCAGACATTATGGGCCCTCGTACTATTACTGCGCGAGACGCAAACACATATACATTTGCAATGGACTCTAACGGACAAAGAGATGCTGCAGTCGGCGGTACGGCTATTACGGCTAAATCACAGGTTCCTTTTGAGACAGTTATTCCTCAAATCGAAAACATTATCCCGTCTTCAACTAATATCGCACTGTCAGGTAAATTTACGTCTGGCAAGTCAATTGCAGGTGAAGAAGCGCCGTTTGTTAAAGATGCGGCTTTCCAGACATTAGCTATTAAGCAAAACAATTTCTTTAACTCACCAAGGATCATTGCTACAGAGGCAAATGAAGTTTCTAATCTTGCATCAGGCACTAAGTCTGCGACTATCAAAATTGATATGGTTACAACAGAACCACGGGTGTCACCAATTATTGATATGCAGCGAACTTCATTGTGGGCAATTCATAATGTCATTGACAATCAAGTCGATAGTGCTGGTGCAGATACTGTTACAACAAACCTGCCAACCGTATTTACTCCAGAAACTACGGCGACAGGCGGAAGCTCTGTTGCTAAGCACATTACACGGCCTATTACTCTTGCTAACGATGCTGTTGGCCTTAAGGTCTTGTTGGCAGCCAACCGACCTTCGGTTGCAGACTTCCAAGTATATTACAAAGCCATTGGTGATGACATCTTATTTAATGAAACACCATGGACCGAAGTTGTTCGATTAGCGTCACCCCCGACAGATGAAAATCCGCTGGTGTATCGCGACTATGAATATTTGGTTGGTGGTAAAGACGGACTTGCTTCGCCCTTTACTAAGTTTGCAATTAAGATTGTTATGACATCTTCTAACAATGCTAAGGTGCCAACATTTAAAGACTTGAGAGTCATAGCATTGGCGATATAATGAGATATGTGACTGTTGATAACACGCCTGGTTTAGTTAAGGATCGAAACACTGGAGCAGTGATAAATACTAATAAATCTGAAATAGAAGAAGCTCGCGAAAGAAAGCGGCTTCGACTAGCCGGAAAAAAAGAAATAGAAAATCTTAAAGATGATGTTGGTCATCTCAAGCAGGATATGGCAGATATAAAGACACTGCTGCAACAATTGGTGGATAAGTAAATGGCAGTAACAAATGTCGATCTCAATGACTTAATTAGTACATGGCGCAATAAAACTAATACCATTAGTCAACATGTCGGTGATGTAACGGCTCTTACTACAGACGTTAAATCAGATACTGTTGGAGCCATTAATGAATTAGAAACACAGGCAAATAATTTTCAGGTACAGCTAGACAATTTTGACGCTGGCACTGATTCTGCTACGGTTCTGGCGATTGCACAAGCCGCGGCTATTGATGGTGGCAACCTAGTTGATTTAACAGTTACTAATGGCAAAATTGCAAATGGCACAATACAATTTGGTAAATTCAACAACGTTCAAACATTGTCACTTATAGACTCGGCTGGCGTAACAGTAAAGACGATATACGGCGCAGGAGCCTAATTATGGCAATCCGCAGACCTATGAAAATGGCAAATGGCAATTTGCGAGATATGACATCATTAGAAGTTGATGCTCTTATAGAAGAAGCTATTAGGCAATACGGAAATAATCCTTCAAGATTATTATCGGTATCAAATTCTGGCGGAAATCTCGGTGCTATTACTGATACACGTTTGCAAGCTGGTGCGTACGCAACAGGCACGGCTAGTGCGCCGACCGAAGCAGGAACTCCTGATGTGTCTACTGTCAGTGTTGCATATGATAGGTTATCAGAAGTTTCTTCTGGTGCTGCGCCGACATTTAGCAATTCAGCATATTCATATCCTATTTACCGCTCAGGTGGTAATCTTGTTGCAATGTCCACGCAGGACTGGATGGATACTATTATTAATCCGGCTATTGAAAAACTTGTTCTTGGTACTATTTCTACGAGCCAGGCCGGGACATACTTCATATCTTCTAATGTGTCAGAAAGCGGATCTACACTGATATCTAACACACCGGTTTTTGTCGATACTCGTGCTGATGCAGCCGAATACACGGTAGACGGTATTGGTGAAGTGGGTGGCGAAGTTCAAGATCAACCAACAACAATTACAAGCTATTTTTTACACCAAATAAATCCAGCTACTTCAGTTGCATACACTCCACCTGTCATATATAGAGAGTCAGATAAAAACTTACAAGCTTATCCTAAAGCATCACTTGCTACAGCCTTGCAGAATACAATGCGCAATGTTACTGAAACCGTAACTAATTATAGACTACGTTACTCATTTACCAGTGGGACAAGTAGAGGTACTGGCATGGCTAATACGAAATTAGATGGATCAAGTTACAATACTAAGTTTGTAAGCGCTGATGATTATCGCGCTCAGGAATTTCCGGCCGGTGCGGTCACTACTTCGACTACATACTTTTTAAAGATATTTAAAGAATAAGGAAACTTTTTGTTATGACACTGTTTGATGGCAAGATCATCACTGCGACTTACACAAGTAATGTGTACGACGTAATCGAAATCCTATATTATGGCGAAGGCGGAGCGACGTCTTACATAATCGAAAACAATCCCTTACATCCTGATTTTAAAACCTTAGTCGAAAATGGCTGGGATGCTGACGCTATTCAAAAAGCTACTGAAGATAAAAAAAGAAAAGAGGCAAAGGCATTTAACGAAATGCTTGAACCACACATCCAGGCTCGTATTGCTGAGCGTATTGGCTTGATCGATAAAGAATTAAAAAATAAACATATTCAATCTCAAGAGGAAATACAAAACCTAAGGCTGCAGCAAAAATCTGTAGAAATTGAGCAGCGGTTTGCTGAGTTGCGCGAGCGTGAAGCCGAGATTCATAGGATTGCTGATGAGCGCCATGAGGAGCTGACACAGCGCGAAGCCGATATGCAGTTGTCTGCTGAAGAGCGTTTAGAAGAATTTAATAAGCGTGAAATGCAGATCAATAGCGAATATGCGAAGATCGATAGCAGTTATAAAGACCTCGATAGCAGTTATAAGGACCTCGATACCAGTTATAAAAACCTCGATAAAGATTATGAGAAACTCGATAAAGATTATGAGAAAATTGAAGCGGCGCACAAGGATCTTGACAACGCGCACAAGGATCTTGACAATAGGCAAACTGAATTACAAATGACGTCTGAAGAGCGTTTAGAAGAATTTAATAAACGTGAAGCTGAGATTCATAGGATTGCTGATGAGCGTCATGTAGAAGTTGCGCAACGTGAGAAAGATCTTGATCTAACGGCTGAAGAGCGTTTAGAAGAATTTAATAAGCGTGAAGCCGAGATTCATAGGATTGCTGATGAGCGTCATGTAGAAGTTTCACAACGTGAGAAAGATCTTGATCTAACGGCTGAAGAGAGATATGCCGCGTTTGAAGAGCGCGAAAAATTAATTCAATTAACTATAGAATCACGCCATGAAGAAATCGATATGCGTGAAGAAAGACATCGAGAAGAACAAGATAAGCGCATGGCTGAAATAAAAGATCATGAGCATCGTGTGTCGGCCGAGCTTGAACAGCGGTTAGAATTGCGCAGGAGTGAGATTGAAAGAGATGCTTTAGCAAAGGGCGCAAAGATCTTAGAGCAAAAACAAAAAATGGTTGGCAAGCTTGATAAATCCCTAGACGATCTGTCATTACAAAATTTGCAATTAGATAAGCAAATAAAACTGCAATTGTTTGATTACATTAGCGAACATGCCCAAGATAAAAACACGTTATTTGAATTTAAATTGTGGGCAATGGAAGACAATGATGTTAAATCAAGTCCGATCGAAGTACGGAAAAAAATACGCAAATGTAATAACCTGTGGGTAGGTCTTAGCGCGCTTGCAGACGTGAAAACATCTAATGTATTATGACTTTAGTAAGCCTTTTAATTTATTCTTAGACACTACTACGTTTTGCAATGTTTCATGTCCGCAGTGTCATAGAACAGACCCGAACGGTCTTGGCAAAATAGGTTGGTTGCCATTGGTGAGTTGGTCCTATAAAGACGTTCTAAAGATGCTGCCGCCAGAAGAATTAAAGCTAATTAATCGCACTAAGCTATGCGGTACATGGGGCGATCCTATGATGACCAAAGACATAGGAAAGATATTACCGTACTTATGCGATAATACAATTGGCGATGTGAGTGTAGATACTAACGGCTCATTAAGATCTGATGATTTTTGGTGGGAGCTTGGTATTGAATGTGGATCAAAGCTACGAGTGGTTTTTGATGTAGACGGCACTACCCAAGAGATGCATCATAAGTACAGGCAAAAATCAGATTTAGCGACAGTGTTATCTAATATGGAAACATTTGCTGCAGCAGGTGGAATAGCACAATCACAAACTATTGTGTTTAACCATAATCATCCGTACAAGCAGGACATTGCAAATTTATGTAAAGAGCATGGCTCACAGCACCACGAATTTGTAGTATCAGATAGATTTGAATCTGTTGATGCATCACGATCGTTATACGAAGTAACACCGTTTAAATTTATTGATATAAACGGCAATGAGGATGAATTGATTCGTGCGCCGAGTAACAAGCAACCGCCGGCGTTCCAGGCTGTCAAAGGTAAAATGCGGCTTGAGAAACGCTCTGAAGAAATTGCATGTGAGTGGGGTATGAAACAAGAAGTTGTTATAAATCCTGATGGTCAAGTTTTTCCGTGTTGTTTTTTGGCAAACGGCATATATCCACACACATACGGCGAATTTAAAGACAGGAAAGCTGCAGCTGCAGTTTATGACGTATCAGATACAGGTGGAGTGTATCACCCGATTATGCAAGAGTATATAGCACGGAAAGATGATTTTAATGTTAATCTCAGGCCGCTTAACGAGATATTGCACGATAAGTGGTATCAAATAACGTTGTTGGAATCTATTAAATCGGCAACTCCAATAAAACAATGTGTGTGGCACTGCAGCACTCAGGTGCGCAAGATTCATCAGGAAAGAACAGATGCCTAATATAATATTTGTTAAGCATGGTGAAAAATATACGGCTGCACACGTAAATAAAATATATAATCAGCTTCTTACATATTATCCTAGTGCAAAATATTATTGTTACACCGATGATCCAGCCGGCATACAAGAGCATATACACATTATCAATATTTTAGACAGGCCTACTGTAAGAGGTGTTTGGAATAAGCTAGCACTATTCGCGCCTCATATGTCTATGCATGGTTATCCACTTAACGGCCGGTGCATTTTCTTTGATTTAGATATGGATGTTAAACACGATCCTTCTCAATTTTTAAATGTAAATCCAGGTTTAACGTTATGCAGCGATTACTGGAAACGAGATAATCCAAGATACCAGATTAAACATGCATATAATGTCACGGTCAATAGCTCTATTATGGCGTGGGTTGCCGGCGAACACGTTGACATATGGCAGAAATTTTTGACAAATACTGATTATTATATGCGTAAGTACAAGGGCATAGATAGATTCATAATACATGAGAATTTTACGGTGAACACATTTAACGACGGCATTGTGTCTTCTGTTGCAAATCCGTATAGTGGTGGTGCTGCAATTGATATGTACAATGGAATAGAATATGTCGTATAAAGATAATCTATATAAGAACGCTTTACAGGCCGTCGAACAAATATACAAAAAATCTATGACTGATATGGATATTGATTTGTATCGTAGCCTTGATATAATCCAGTCTGTTAGTGATAACCAAATAAAAAATAAAGAGTGGTGTGCCGATGCTATTGAACCATATTTAAAAGATATTGAATCTAAAAGAAGTAAAGTCCATGTGTTGATAATGGGCAGTTGGTACGGGCTGTTAAGTCAAATTCTATTTCATCGCACAGCTGAACATGTCATTTTTGATAATTGTGATGTAGATCCTGAGTCAGAAGAAATAGGAAATAAGCTGTCCAGGTGTGTAGGCCATAATCAGCAGAAGCGCATTAGATTTCGAGGCGCAGAAGCATTTGAATATTTTGTAGAAGATCCTAGCAAATACCACATGATTATTAATACAAGCTGCGAACACATGGATGCTGGTGATTTAGGTATGATACCATACATGAAGTCAGACGACACGATCATGTGCATGCAAGGCAATAATTATCACTCGGTAACAAGTCACATAAATACGCACAATAGCCTTGATGAGTTTACTGCTAGTCTGGGATTACGTGAAGTACTATGGGCCGACACTTTAGAACAAGAAAAATATGATAGGTATATGGTGATAGGTAAATGAAAAGAGTAATTTATACACTATATCAAAACACCACAAAGAGTGGTGACATTGTAGCACCAGGCGATTGGGAAAACCACAATGAATATTTTGATAGGCTTTTGCAGTGTAAAAAAGATTATGCTAAAATATGTGGAGCTGATTTTAAATTTTATGAAAATACAGTTGAAGAGTGGGATACAAGCGAAGTTGTAGTAAGCAGCCAATTTGTAAAAATCAATTTATATAAATTACATCTATTTGAAGAGCTAGCAAAAGAATACGACGAAGTGTTATATCTTGATCTTGATGTTATCATCAATACCGAGGTTAATATATTTGATACATTTGATTTGAACAAGGGTTTAGTTTTTAGAATAAAAAACGATGAAATCGTGACAAAAGACATAAGCCAAACAATGAGCTTGCATGATGTTGGTATGCGCAACCCTACAGTAAAATATCATATCACTAAAGAACTTCTTGGAAGCGATAGCGATCCTAATGTTATTAATACAGGAATTTTGCTTGGTGATAGCAAGCACATAGGCATGCTAAAATTTAGCGAGCGGCTTCCTGAAATATCGATGCGGATAGAGAAGGCCGTAGATTTTTATCACTATATTAAAATTGCATACACTCCAAACAACGAGGCTATTTTTTCTTATCTTATTGAAGATCATAATATACCGTATCAGACTATTGGTCATGAGTGGCATGATATCCGCAATATGGAATTTGTGTACGAACCCTTTGGTAAATTTGTCCATATGATAAACAAAAACTTTTATTTGTTTTATAAGGATAAAACACAAGTTATATTTTCAATTCATATGGATATACCTGATAATAAACTCGATCAACCTGGAAAGTATCCGGGCGATAATATCACAAAGGCTGTTCGCACTAAAAATGCTATGAATCAATATTATAACGCACTATATAAAAACAAGGCAGACTATGCTGCAGCTATTGGCGTAGATTTTTGTATGGTAGGTTATGACGAAGCATTTGAGAAATTTGCTGAACAATATCCATTGCTCACTATATACGACATTATAAACTTGTATAAAATACATTTGCTTGATGTGTTTGCTGAGAAATACGATCAAGTATTATATCTTGATTTTGATGTTGTGTGCATGTCAAATGATAGTTTTTTCGACCACAATAATTGTGACACTCATGTTTGTTGCATGTTTGATAACTTTAAAGAGCGCGCTGCAGATGAATTTAAAAAACGTAACATAGAAGATTGGTGCCACGATCACCGATCACCGTTTACTAAATATTGGAACGCTCATGCGTTATCTATGGAATACGATGCAGAGCCAACTGATAGCGTGTTCAACACTGGCATAGTAGGAGCATCAAAGAAATCGTTGTCAAAACTCCGGTTTTTTGAAGACATGCCTGATATTATAGATACAATGACTGAGCTGAAACAAGATGACTCGATGTATCCAGGACCTGTTGTTGAGCAATTTGGATATGATAACGAGACAATTTTTGGTTTTAAATCAGCTATGAACAGCACACCTATAGGATATCTAGGATCTCGATGGCATGCAGTATCAAGGGCAAATCCACTATTATATTCTGCTGGTAGAAATGACGCTGACGTTGCTAGAGCTCAATCACAATTTGATGCGTTCATAAAAGATAAGAAACCTGTATTTGTTCACATGATTTCAAAGCAATTTGAGTTGGTGTTTAAGGATTCTACCCTCTCAACATAGTGACTCTTTATTATAACACGATTAGTGAGGTTTGTAAACAACAAAATGAATATTAAAAAAACAATTTGGCTTATATTAGGTTTTGCCAGTCTGGCCATGGCATATATCGGAATTATCGTACCAGGTATTCCGTTTAGTATATTCCTTGTATTTGCGGCATATTGCTTTAGTAAGTCAAGTAAGCGCATGCACGATTGGATATACAACCACAAATATTTTGGACCCTTTCTTACAAACTGGGTAAACTATCGAGTATTTCCGACTAAAGGCAAATACGCAATGGTTATTGTTATGTCATCCAGTTTGCTGTTCTTATGGTTTACCACTGAGAACATTAAGGCCGTAGTGTGGTCCGGCGGTTTCATGGCGCTTGTCGCTATATGGGCATGGCGATATCCTGGAACCCTCAATGAATATGATAGGCGTGTTGAACAAGGTAAAAGAGTTGCCTGGTTCACATAAATTAGAGTCTAAAACATATATAAATAAGAACAAATAGACTTTATAAAAAGAGTATTTGTTCCATGGCGCAATATGAAGAATTAAGTATAGACAAAGGTACCGATGTCACAGTACAGCTTGAGCTCGAAGATACAAGCGGTAATCCAAAAAATCTGACGAATTATACAGTTGCAGGCAAAGTAAAGCGCAACTATAATTCGTCGACGTCTACACCATTTACAGCCGAGATTAAAGCTCCTGCCACAGGCGGGGTAGTAAATCTCAGCCTAACAAATGCGCAAACAAATACATTTAAAGCCGGACGCTACGTATACGATGTTGAGATATCTTTTGTCGACAGTGATTCACAAACTGTTGTCGAACGAATCCTTGAAGGTCAAATTGAAGTCACCCCGTCAGTGACATAACTTTAAGGAAATAACATGAAGGTTGTTGTTGGTACAAACACGATAGTCAAAAAAGTTACCGTTGGCACGCCGCTTAGAGTAGGTAACGCAGCGAATGGTAGTCTAACTGGATTAGATGATGTCAATGGTATAGTAAATCTTGGCCATGATACAATATTACAGTACGACTCGGCTGCCGGTAAATTTAAACATGTATCGCCTGCAGCGCTTGCATCTGACGGCTTAACTGTTTCAGCCTCTGGTATGGGCTCACTGTCAGAAACTGGCGGTACGCTTACATATGTCGGACCGAGTGTCGACAGTGTTCGAGCGCTTTTTAATGTCACATACGATAGTAGTGCATTAGGAACACTTGTCAAAACTGGTGGTACAACTCATTTAACTGGCCCTACGCCTAATCAAATCCGTGGCTTGTTTACAGCAGGCAATGACTTACAATATAATGCAGCAACAGGTGAATTCTCTGTTACGGTTCCAAGTGGTTCGTCAGGGTTTGATAGTAACTTCAATGCGAAGTCTACAACAAATCTGCCGGAAGGCTCTAACCTATATTACACCGACTCGCGTGGCCGAGCGGCAGTATCTGTTGTCGACGCCGGCGGATTTGGTTCGCTTGCGTATAATGCTGTTACCGGTGTTCTTACATACAATGGGCCAAGTGTTTCCGATATAAGATCTGGAATTAATGTTGGTGCGAATTTAGCATATGATTCTGCGACAGGCAAAATTACATTTACAGGTTCACTTGGCGGAACATTCGATTCTGACAATGCGCGTAAGTCAATTAGTGTTGTTGATGCTGGTGGACAAGGTTCACTTGCATACAATAATGGCACTGGCCAAATCACTTATACTGGTGCGACCGATTCATCGACTCGTGGATTATTCTCTGCTACCGGTGATCTAACATATGATAACGGACAATTTGGATTTACCCAAAGAACTGATGCACAGGTTCGTGGATTACTAAATGCCGGTTCAGGAATAACGTATGACAATACGACTGGCCTAATTAGTGCAAGTGTTGGCACACACTATGCTGACTCAGACGCTCGTCATGCAGTAACAGTACAGGATCTTGGCGGACAAGGTTCGCTTTCATACAACAATAACACAGGTCAAATATCATACCAAGGAGCAAGCGACTCTGATACGCGTGGTTTGATTAGTGCGACTGGTGATATTACATATAATCAAAATACCGGTGTTATTAATTTTACACAAAAAACTGATGCACAAATACGAGGGTTGTTTAATGTCAGTGGGGACCTTGGTTACGATACTGGTACTGGTGTATTTTCTGTTGATCTCGGATCGGTGGATGTAACCGATTCTGCAGTTACTCGAGCGTTACTTTCTGTTACCAACGACGATGGTGATTACGGCTCACTTGCATACGATGCTGGCACAGGACAATTTGCCTTTACAAAGGTTACTGACTCTGATATAAGAGGATCTTTATCTGCAGCCGGCGATTTGGCATACAATCAGACAACAGGCCAATTCAGTTATTCTAAACGAACAGATGCTGACATCCGCAGCTTGTTATCTGCATCTGGTGATCTAGCTTATAATTCTGGTACTGGTCAATTCAGTATCACAACAGGTGCACATTATCAAGACTCAAATGCCCGACATGCCATTAGCTTTAGGCACACTGCTGACTCAATTGCTAATGTCAATGAATATGGAACAGTAACGTACAACCAAGCAACTGGTGACGTCGTAATATACGGCACACGTGATTCTGATATTCGTGGATCGATGAGCTTTGTTGATGCAGGTGGATTAGGCTCACTTGCATACAATGAAAATGAAGGTCGAGTTACATACACAGGACCAAGTAATACTGATATTGCCGGAACACTATCGGCTACGACCGATCCTCTCTCAATGGGTAAACTTACTCTTGATTCAAGCAAAGGACAGTTTACACTTAAGTTAGAAGACGATAGTGTCAGAGCTCTATTCAGTGTTACTTCAGATAACGAAGGCGGCTCGTCTCTAACATATGATTCTTCTACTGGTCAATTTGTATTCAGTGGCCCAAGCACCCTCGATCTGCGTTCAAAGATTAGTGTTGTTGATGCTGGTGGTGACGGTTCTCTTACATATTTTGAATCGGGCGGTGTGTTTACATACACTGGCCCTAGTCCGGCCGAAGCGCGCGCTCACTTTACTGCTGGCCTTGGACTAGACTATAATCAGTCTACGGGCACATTTAGATTAGACAGTTCTGCTAACATTGTTACAGGCGGCATTGTTACAAATGTTCTTGAAGTAAAAGATTCTGCACGGATCGATACTATTACATCGCGCAATAGTGGTGCTAATACATTAACCCTTACTGGCAGTAGTGTACATCTTAAGACCACTGATGCCAGAATATTACTTGATACAGAGTTTTTACACACAACTGATAATAGAATTATTTTTAATGTCGACGATAGTGACATTACTAAAATTGATAATGGTGGTTTTGTTATTGGTGCAGGATCTAATGTTCAATTCTTTGTGTATAAATCTGCGACAAATCAATTTTTAAGTAGCGCTGGTTTAAGCGTACCAGACGGCGATATTACTGGTAAGACAATTGACTCGTTAAACAAACGAATCGATGAATTGCCTGATTCGGCCCAAACAAAAGCAATTTTTACGTCAGGTCCTGGTTTATCCTACGATAATACTAACGGCATATATCGAATTATATCTTCTGGCGTAACAGCTGGAACTTATGGTGATGCGACAAATGTTTCTCAACTTACCGTAGATTCACTTGGTATTGTTACGGGTGCTGTCAACGTTCCTATATCAACAGTAACAAATAACACCTTTGATTCTGCAACTGGTCAGTTAACAATTACTACGGCAACAGATAGTTTCAACGCATCTATCACATTAGACCCATTTACTACAAATACTCTGGCCGAAGGTCCTAATAATCTATATTATACTCGCAGCAGATTTGATAGTGCATTAGATGATAGTACGTCTGAAACAAGAATACGTCAATATTTTAGAACAGATCTTGCATCTGATTCATCTCGCCAACAAGTAAGAAAATATATTAACGTTGGCCCAAGCCTGTCATATGATTCGGCGACAGGTAAGCTAACAACTAATCAGGCGCTTGACTCAAATAGCAATGTGCGCTTCCAGAATATTGTTCAGACCGGACAGTTACAAGGTCCGGCAGAGTTTATAATCGATCCGGCAGCTATTGGTGATAATACTGGTACTGTTAAGATTCTTGGTAACCTTCAAGTCGAAGGTGTACAAACGATTATTAATTCTACTACGGTTTCTGTCAATGACAAAAACATTGTATTGGGTGACTCAGCCGCCGATTCATCTGCGCTACATGGAGCAGGAATTACGCTAGGCGGAACAAATATTGTAGACAAACCATCGTTTACATATTCTCATGCTGGACAAAGATTTGTATTTAATCGTAACATTCAGGCTGACAGCTTTTATGGTGACGTAACAGGCAATGTGACTGGTGATGTTACAGGTAACGTGACTGGTGATGTTGTAGGTGATCTCACTGGAAACGTCACAGGTCAAGTATCTGATATATCAAATCATACCACAACAGATTTAGCCGAAGGCAACAATAAATACTTTACGATACCCCGAGCTCGCAATGCAATACAAGCCGTTGATGCTGGCGGCGACGGTTCGTTCATATATGATTCTTCGACCGGGACAATGACCTACACAGGTCCTAGTCCGACTGAAGTTCGAGCACACGTATCTTTAGTTGATAATGGTGGTGATGGCGAAATGTCGTATGACGCCGCAACCGGTATTATATCATATACAGGACCGTCAGAAGCTGAATGGTATCAACACTTTGTAGATAACGCAGATAGCCTTGGCGATATGGTTTGGGATTCAAATTATGGCACAAAGGGTGGACTGCGGTTACACGAGCGTCATATACTTGGTTTACAAGAAACAGGCGTAGATTCGTTTGTTGCAGCCCAAGAATTTATAATGTACTATAGTGGAACAGCAGGCAGTTTACGAAAATTAAATCTTAACACATTTAGCTCTCTGGTTGGCGGAGGCGGAGGCGGCTCAAAATTGTTTGGTTTTATAAATTTATAGAGCATTTTAAAAGTATAAATAAGATGAAGAAGTTAATAGTTTTGGATAAACAATGGCCGCAACATTTGGAAATGGACTAGCTACAGTCGGAAGTACAGAGACAACTTTGTACACCGCGCCAGCTGGTTTGTCAGGATTACATTTGGTCGTAGGCTTTATTGCTACAAACATATTTGGCTCTGCCTTGCCTATTACTGTTAAGCTAGTGCGTGGATCAGATACAATATATTTGGCGCATGATCGTAGAGTTTTGCCAAACGACACCATTGACATTTTGATGGGAACTAAAATAACGCTCATTGATGGCGATCTTATCAAAGTCAAAGCACCACTAGACAATGCCTTCAGCGTATTTCTAACTGTAACTGAGGAAGTGCTAACATGAGCGGAGAATATGGAAGAGATAATGTTGGCGGCATTTACACAGGCAACGCTTTTCACGATAAGACATTTTATGGGTTTAAAGTAGATAGCATCGGAAATTTTAATTGTACAATAATTAGAAGCAATGATAGCGACGTTATAAACCTACCACAAACAACAGCGCCGTCGGGGCTTGACTCAGCGGCGGATTCACTTAATGCAAAATTTGCACACCCTGATGACTACAAGGTACATTTTTGGTCAATGGACGCAATTACATTTAGATTTAATAACTCGACCGGCCACCTTGAAATGGTCAGGTATTAATGATCCGGAGATAACAGTCCTATGGCAACAATAATCGACTTAGGTAAAATCAGATTTGACTTTAAAGGCGTTTACGCAGGTGGTATTACCTACGAAGTAAACGACGTTGTCAAGTATGGTGGTAACTTGTACGTGTACACGTACGGCATTGCAACATCAGGAAACGTTCCTACCAATACGACATATTGGGATCTAATGATGGAAGGCTTCAACTTTGAAGGCATCTTCGATACAGGAACAACGTATAACATCGGTGATGCGTTTTCGCATGGTGGTATTGTGTATATCGTTACAGCAAATACTGTTGTCGGCCAAACACCGCCTAACGCATCTTATTACTCGACATTTGTCGATGGTCTTCAGTTTGAAGGTACATGGGATGTAGGTACGGCGTACCAAAAAGCAGACCTTGTAACTTATGGCGGTAAATCTTATATTGCGCTTCAAGATACAACCGGCGATATTCCTTCGTCGTCTGGTACGCAGTGGGACATCTTTGCTGACGGCATTGGCATACTTGGGACTTGGCAAGCAGCTACGGCTTATATCAAAAATGATGTTGTCACTTATGGTGGCTCAACATATCGCGCGCTGCAGGATGTAGCGCAGAACATCAAGCCTTCGGCAGGTTCACCCAATTGGGGAACATTTGTCACTGGCTTTGACCTTAAAGATTCATTTGACTCAGCAACAGCATATGTAAAAGACGACATTGTTCTTTTCGGTGCAAACTTATTTAGAGCTAAAGGCGATGTGACAGGTGTTCATCCAATGAATACAGTCAGCTGGGCACCTTTCCTAAGTGGCTTCTCTTATGTCGGTGCTTATGACGCAGCACGCAAATATTTTATTGGTGAAATCGTTTTACACGGCGGCAATTTATATCAGGCCAAACTACCTTCAACTGGATCTGAACCAAGTGGTACAGCTGCGGCCTGGGAAATTATTGCTACAGGATTTACTGCAAAAGGTGATTGGGCAACTGGTACAGTGTATGCACCTGGTGACATTGTCAAGCATGGTGGATCTGCTTATGTTGTTGAAACATATCATACCGCTGCAGCGGCCTTTGCAACAGATTTAGCAGCTAACCGTGTAGCAGAATTTGTTTCTGGCGTTAAAAACCGAGGAACATGGTCAGCTGGTGCAGATTATATTGTCAACGATATGGTTATCAGTGGCAACTCTTCTTACATCGCGCTCACTACTCATACATCAACAGCCAACTTTAGCACAGACTTAGGTAACGGTAACTGGCAGGTGTTTGCTGCTGGCGGTGGCGGTGTGCTTCCGACTGTTGGTGGTTCTGACGTTGGTAAATCACTTGTCGTTAAAGGCGATGGCACAGGTTACGAGCTCGATTATGTCGATAACTCACCCAACACATATTACGTCGCACACGGCGGTGTCGATGCAACAGATGCTGGTAAATCGGCTCAACGGCCATTTGCTACAATACAATATTGTATGACACAGATTGCTGCAGAAAAAACTGCAGACTCATCGGCGCAGGTGTTTATTAAAGACGGCGTGTATAGAGAATCATTACCTATCACCGTGCCTTCGGATACAACAGTATTTGGTGATGGTCAGCGTAATACTACGATTGAACCGGCCGCAGGTGACTCAAACAAAACCATGTTCTTTGTGAACGATGGTGTTCTAATGAAAGAACTTAAGCTTCAGGGCTTAACTGGATTTGCACTCGATTCTGCTAACGGTGAGCCTGACAATATTGAAAAGGCAACGATCGGTGGTGTCTTCCTTCGCCTTGATCCTACTGCGGTTATTAATAAATCACCGTATATTAAAGAATGTTCTGCCTTTTCTACAGGCGGTGTTGGTGTTCTTATTGATGGCGGATTGAACTCTAATCCGGCCAATAACGGTTCAATGGTCTTTCACACATTTACTCAAATCCACTCAGGTGGCGTTGGTTTCTGGGTGCGCCGGAACGGTAAAGCTGAAATTGTATCATGCTTTACATACTATTGCGACTTTGGTTATGCCACATCTGGCGGCGGTCAAATCCGTGCGTTGAACGGCAATAACTCTTATGGTACATACGGAACAGTATCGTCGGGCAATGATTCAAGCGAAGTAACTCTTAACGGTTCTGTTCGTGGTTATAATCTTGATTATCAAGATGGTTCGCTTAAAAATGGTGAGTTTACAAAGGGCGGTATCGTTGCTGCAGTAAACAGAACATTTGCTCTTAACACAATCGCTAAAACGAGCCCAGCTCGTGCTACCACAGTAGCTCCACATGGGATGACAGATGGTGCTCTTGTTTCCTTTAACACACTCTTGCCAGCATCTTGGTCGAGCTCAGCTAATGCGACAAGCTATTATGCTGATGTTCAGGACTCATACTCGTTTGATCTCTATACAAACACGGCTCTCTCAAATCCGGCGAGTGGAGAAGCATGGGGTGGACGGCATGTAACAAACACGTCTATAACAGATATTACTCGTTCAAACCCAATGACAACAACAGTTGCCTCACACACACTCGATTCATACGACCTTATTCGTATCCAAGGTGTCGGCGGCATGACGCAAGTTAATGACCAATACTTCCTTGTTATGGATCATAGTTCGTCTATTATTAAATTTAAAGAAGCTGAAAATAACTATATCGCGGTTGCGACAAATGGCAGCAACGCGGCTGTAATTACCGGTGTAGCTGGTGGAGTTACTCATGCTGCTGCAGTTGAACCTACTTTGTCACTTTACAAAGGTTCTCGTTACTACTTTGATATTGATTCGTCAAACGGCAATGGCTTCTATCTCACGACAAGTGATCCAGCGTCAGTCACGCCTTCACTATCTTATACAGGCGAATATACAACCGGCGTTACTGGTTCGCGCGCCGTTAAAGGTGGAAGGCTTGCTATTACAATCGATAGCTCGGCTCCGGCTACTTTGTATTATGCCAACTCTGGTAACGTGCTAGCGGCTGGTACAATTAATATTGCCGCTCCAGGCGATGTAGATGCTACATCATATTCTGTATATACGTCTGGCGGCCAATTGCGTAAAACAGATTCAGGCGATGCTCTTATATCAGGCAATATGTCTAGAATTGGTTCCAAAGCGCTGATTGTAGATCACCAGCCCGGCGCCAACAAACTTATCATTGATAACATTATTGGCACTGGTTTTCAAGATGGCGACTCTATTAACGATTCAGGTAATGCTTCTAATGTATATGCAAAGCTTTCGGTATCTGATGCTGCGCACGACCAATTTGGTTACACAATGGCGTTTACCGGCCTAACTGGCGCTAGACCAAAAACTGGTGGCTCTGTACAGTTCATAGCTAACCTTGGTGATTCTGGCTACGACTCGGTAGGATCTTACGTGATTCAAACTGTTGGCGATTATGATTCATCAACAGGCAATGCACTTCTTGTATTTGCTCAACAAAAGGCAGATACACGTAAAGCACCTAAAGGACAGCAGGTAAAAATTCGTTATAAATACTCACAAGCTAGACTTACTGGTCATGACTTCCTGAATATTGGTTTTGGTAACAAAACTCAGACCAATTATCCTGGCACACCTTCACTCGCTGCAGCGCAGGGTAATGAGGTTGTTGAACGAGATACTGGCCGTGTGTACTTTGTGTCAACTGACCAATCTGGTAATTTTAGAGTAGGTAACTACTTCCGGATCGATCAGGCGACAGGCCGAGCAACATTGGACGCCTCAGCGTTTGACCTTTCTGGTCTAACATCTCTGAGACTTGGTTCGATTGGTGCTCAGTTAGGTGAAGCAATTAACGAATTCTCGGCCGATGGTTCATTGGCAGGTAATTCAAACTTGGCTGTTCCTACAGAACAGGCCGTAAAAACATATGTTGATGCTCAACTTGAAATTGCATCTACAAAATCATTGCCAAAAACCGCTAAAGGTGGCGACTTAGCAACAGAACAATATATTGGATTTAGTATCCACGACTTAACAAAATTAACCGCAAAAGGCGTCGACAAGGCGTAAACGCGAAAGAGGAATTAAAAAATGGCAAGCATTGATACTGTACGTAACGCTCTTTTAGATAAGATCAACACGTCTATCGCATCAGCAACACCAGAGCAGTTAGCTTATCTTACAAAGGCTGCAAATGGTATTGAACAATCAACAACGTGGTCAACAGACGCAGTCAACTTTGATGCTGACAGTTATGGCGGACACTTTGTCAATACAGGTTCGGCTGCAATAACTGCATCTCTACCTTCAGTAGGAGGCAATGTCGCAGGCGACGGTAAAATTACCTTTGTTGACGTAGCTCAAAGTTTTGCAACAAACAACTTTACTATTTCTCCGGCAACAGGTGAAAAAATTCTTGGTCAAGATAGTGATATCTTAATTAACACCCAAGGTATTGCTGTTCAAATCGTATGGTCTGGTGATACTTACGGATGGCAGTTCGTAGTACAAGGCTAAATAGTAAGAACTAAAATACGGGTATTGATATGGTCAAAAAATTAACACAGTATGTGAAAACAATAGGTTCACAAAAGGCTGGCAATCCTAATCAAGGTGTATGGGAATTTGCGCAGTCTTTAGACCAGAACCGAGGGGTAAATGCTTCGGTTGAGCATTCATCAACCATTTGGTGTGTTCCTACTGGCATATCTGAAGCTCGTTTTGAAATCTGGGGAGCCGGAGGACAACCTGGCGGGGCTGAAAGTTGCTGCGGCATTGGTCCGCCATCAAGTTCTGGTGCCTATGCCTATAAAAAGATAGGCGTAACTCCGGGCCAATGTTATAACGTTTATGCTGGAGTTTCATATTGCGCGACGCCGTGCCGTTGTGGCGGCTGCGCAATGACAGCCGGCCAAAGTGAACCATGTCATGTGAGGTATAATACCTTTGTAACAGGCTCTGGCCTAACAAACTTTTGTGCAGAACATGGTAACCATTCGTGCTATATCACGTGTGGCAGTGCGGCTACTGGTGAATGGGAAGCCGTGACAGGCGTTGATAGCGATACAACGTTCTTATGGAATGATTCTGAAAACGCCCCGCAGGCTCAATACTATGGAGCAGATGGTGGTACGATTGGAATTAACGGATATGCGTTTACAAACAAACAAGGTAATCCAAAAACAACTGGTGAATTTTGCTCATGGCGGTGGGCTGTTCCTTATCCGGGTGGGCTAGTTACTAAACAAGGTGGTCACTATATCGCTCAAGCGTGTTGTAACCAATCTGGCTGTATGGGTATGTATTTTAATCATACATTTGGTTATGGCGGTGGCAACCGTAGCACTGGAGGCGCATACGCTGCAGGTGCTGGACAGCCCAGTGCAATGTCTTGTGGCGGCAACACCAACTGCGCCGCGGTGAACAACCACGGTCGTGTCAGAATTACTTATACTTAGGAATTAAAAATGGCAAAAAATATTACTCAATTTATTCCTGGATTTAGTTCAACCTCTGAAATGGTCGACAAGTGCGAATTTATGTGGATAGCTACCAGTATGGACGATAACCGCAGTGGGAACGACTACGGCTCGATTTGTGGCAGATGGTGTTGGCAGGCTAATCACAAATATAGAGGCGACGTAGAAATAACAGCACGATTTTCAAGTGGTGGCGTAGGCGGTAGCTGTTGTTGTCAGTATGGTGCGGCAGGATTTAGCGGCACCGTCTTAAATTATAACGCTAAACCAGTTAATTCAGCAGACGCATGCGATCACGCAGAGCTATGCTGGAGAATACCTTATGGCGGTTGTTGCAGGCCTGACTTTGCAGCAAGCAGCGAAGCTTGTACTGGTTGGTTTAAAGACACAAACGCGTTTGGCAATGATGGTAACGATTACAAATACTGCGCGCCATCTCCATATTGTATGTGTACAGTGTGTAATGATATGCTAGACAGTTGTGCTCGGTGTAATACTGTAGTTTACAATGACAATATGTGTTACGATATGACCACCTGTGCCGGCCAATCATCTGGAAACATGTATCATCGCTGTCGACAGCAGTATGTTAACGCTGGAATTAATCTTGCCGACTTTCCTTTTGATTCAGACACGAACATAAAACCGGGTAAACCTGGATTCCGAGCATACGCTCAAGAATCATATCATGGCTCTGGCGTGTGCACAGCAACAAGTTGGGCAGAATTTCCTGCTATGCGTGGCGGCAATAAAGAGCACTTTATAGGTATGCAGACTGGTGGAGAAAATTGTTTTGGAGCGTGGGTACAAGAGTGCATGGAATGTGTTTGGTTTGGCAGAGCACAGACAGGCGGTAACTCACAGAACCAGTACAGCAACGTTTGCCTCTGGGGCCGAGCAGCTTATCCTCCCTCCGCCAATGGCAACAATTGCTATTGTGGTTCAATGGAGCATGGCGGTAAAGGTTTGCATATGTACTACACATTAACTGAAGAAATTACAGGGTAAAAATAATGGCAAAAGTATATACTGAAATATTACCCGCGGTTTTTCCGACAGAAGGTGTCACAAATTCCGAAGGATTTAGAGATCGTAAGTTATTAACTTTCCAAGCGCCGCACGATCTAGCGCGGGACCAGTGGACAAGCTATTATGGTTCAGATGCTGATAGTCCTACGCGGTTGATTTGGGTCATTCCAACTGGCGTGAGCAAAGCAAAGTTTGAGCTTTGGGGTGGCGGAGGCCATGGAGCCGGGGCAAGTTGTTGCCAAATGGGAGCACCTGGAGGGTCAGGTGCATATGCACATAAAGAAATTGACGTAACACCGGGCGAAAGATACGTGCTTTGTCTTGGCAATTATGAGCACTTTTGTTGTACACACCGTGCTTGTTGTAGCGGTATGAGCCCTTCGACAATTAGCCAAGGATGTATGATAAAGCAGATCGGCCATAAAGGTGCTACGGCTTGGGTATCAGGCAGCGGACTAACAAACTTCTGTGCCGAAGGCGGTAATCCTGGAGTTGTTGCATTTTGTCCTGGAACTAACTGTCATGATGTAGAATGTAGATCTTGCTGTTACTGTTGGACAACTTGTGAGTTTTTTACAGGTGGTCCAGCCGGTACTACTTGTTCTTGTTATAGTGGTGGTCCTCAGATCAGATCCCTTGACAGCGATGGGGACATAATGCGTTGTGCTTGTTACTTCGGCGCGGACGGCGGCGAGAGAGGAACACGCGGTTATATGAGAACTAGCTGTTGTGGCATCAGTGCTGATGCATCAATGTGCGGTGGACGAATTGGCGTACCATGGGCAGGCGGATACTGGGATAGACCTGGTCGGACGGCCAGAGGCGGCATAATGGAAATGTCAGGCGGCATGTGTTGCCACTGCTGTGGCGGATATGGCGGCCCGTGGGCGCAGTGCGCGCTTAATGGCACATTTGGTGGCAACGGCACGACCAATCATGCCAACATGATGCGAGGCATGGGTGGTACATCGTCTGTTGCAATGGACGGTACAAGTTGTTGTGGTCAACGCGGCGGGCCTTCTGCCATCTGGATAAGTTATTGTTAGGAAATATGTAATGGCAAAAAATCTCGCAAGTATAGTAAAAAACGTCAAGCCCGGTGGCGTAACTGGTACAATCGACCAAACACAGAAAAAAGTTCACGTATGGGAAAACGTAGGCGAACAGGGCATCATGCAAGGCATCCACGGGCAGGGCGAATACAGTTGCGGCTATTGCCGAAGTTGCTATATCTACTGTGTTCCAGGCGTTGCGCGTCCTGGTGCAGGCTCCTGTGACCGCAATAGCGCACCGAACAGAGTTAAGTTTGAAATCTGGGGCGCGGGCGGATATGGCGCTCAGCCGTGGAATTGCGGTATAGCTGTTCCTTCTGGTGCCGGTGCATATGCGTATAAAACAATATGTAATTCGGATGTCGTGGCAAACAACTGTTATCTAATTAGACTTGGTTACACGTGGTGTTGTCTGCCTAACGCTGGTTCAGGCGATAATGTGACTCCAAACACTGAATATCGCGAGCTCAATTGCACAACTCACATTACAGGCAACGGCTTAACAAACTTCTGTGCCGAACCTGGAAGAGGCACAACAATACGTTGCTGTAACTTTAACGCTACATGTTTTGATAGTGACAATGCTAGAATTTGGACACTTGACAGTCATGACCAAGGTGGCCTTGGCCCACAAGCAGCGTATTATGGAGCAGATGGCGGTTCTAAAGGCAAACTTGGTTATATCACCAAAAAGCCAGGAGCACCGGCTGACAATCCACTTTCATATATGCAACATGTCCCATATGCTGGCGGGAAAATTGATAAATGTGGCGGACACTTTATCTACAGCAATGTTAGATATGGACATGGCGGAGATTTGAATCCGGGTCAGGATTACACAGAACAATGGAAATGCGTTGACGCTCTTTACCATGGTGTTGCGAATCATTCACCTTCATATTACACGGCTGGTCAAGGTTGGCCTGGCGGACATACATGTGGCGGTGCAAGCCCGTGTTCTGGTAACACTCCGGGTCGCGTAAAAATCACTGCTTGGTATGAGGAGGAATAGTGTGAGTATAAATAACCTAAGTTATAGGAGAATTATTCATGGCTAAAAATTTATCACAGTTTATGCCAGCCGTCGTAGCTCCTGAGCAAGTTCCAACCGGATTTGAAGCATTCTTACTACCAGACAAGGCTCAAGGCGATTTTGACGCCAATGGGCGAGATCAAAATTATAGTGGCCACTGTTTTGTGTGGCGTATAAACCGTAACATGTGTGACATCCGCGTAAAAATTACTGGTGGAGGCCAAGGCGGTGCAGCCTATTGTTGCTGTCAGCAAGGTCAAACTGGCCTGCCTGGCGTAATGCAATTGTACAGTGTTTGTAATTCTGTCAATTCGAGCGGAAGCGTACCTCCAGGTTCAACACCAACTGGACCGCTTGGCGAAGATGTAGAAGTCAACGGTGTAAAAGGTCAGCAGCGTCTTATGTTTAGGATTGGTATGGGCGGATGTTGCTGTTCTACGTGTATCGGCCATGAGAGTTGTTTTTCTATGTTGTGCCATTATTGTACTGGCACAGGCATCACAGAAGATCTGAACACCGGGTTTATTTGCATTTGTGCTGGATCGTTTCAATGCGGTGGCAGGACGTCTTGCCAGTGGGGTTACAACAACGACTGCAACAGAGCCGCGATAACAAATCAAGCTGATGCGTTGAATACCGCTGTTTGCAGTGGTGCCAATTGCGGAACATGCTGTGCCCGTATTGATGGCAAATGTGGATGTACAAAATCTCCAATTTGTGCTGGTTATGACTGTGCGGAATGTATAGGTTGTGCTCATCCAGGATATAATATGTATAAAGGGCAGTGCTGCTCTGATGGAAGATGCGGTGTATTACAAATGTCGGCAGGTCAAAATACTGCTTCACCATTTGAATACGGATCACATTATTTAGGCATTGGCCATGGGTGTCAGCAAGAACATAATGCAAATTCTATGTGGTGCCAACTTTGGAAAAGAATCGGTATTGCTGGCAATAACACTATCAATATAAGGCAGGCAGGCCGAAGTAATGCTGTTCCATCAGGCTGTGCAGGCGGTTGTGCCGGTGGTTCACAAGATCAGGCTGGATGGGGTTATATACGCTGGAAAGATCCAGGATACGACGGGAAGAAATTATAATGGCAAAAACACTAAAAAGCTTTTTCCCACACCAGATAGAACCTGGTTCTCGGGATATGAAAGACACTGAAGGTTCATCAATTATTTTCCAATTGTGGGGCGGTGATTATACACAAAATGACCAGATACCTGGTTACTGTTATTGTACTGGTGGCGCATGTTATAATCCTACTGGATATGATTCTGATATTCCACGTTATTATTGGACAGTGCCGGCAGGCATAACCAAAGCGACATTTGAAGCTTGGGGAATGGGCGGATACGGTGCCGGGGCTACTTGCTGTATGATGGGTGTTCCAGGAGGTTCTGGTGCCTACGCACTTAAAACTATAGACGTTGTCCCAGGTGATACATATACAATGTGTCTTGGCGATGTAATAGACAATGGTGCGCAGACTACATATATATCCAATTGCGCTAACACCATACAAAACAGTGACCCAAGCAGTAATCCTGACCTTGTCAATCACGGAATACGAGGCGCAAAGGCATATGTCACAGGTAACGGTCTAACAAACTTTTGTGCCGAAGGTGGAAACCCTGGAGTTACACGGCCATATGCATATATAGGTTCAACTGCATGTCGGATGCCCGGTGGCGGTAATCAGGCGTTTCATTGCTGGGTACCTCTGACAATGTGTGATATCACACGAAGATCCGTCGGCGATAGTGATAACGACAGATATCAAAGAGCCTGTTACTATGG